AATCGCATTGATGTCGTTGTCAGCAGTAGATACACGCAGTTCGGTGTCAAGCAAACGCTTAGCAACGAACATCAGTGATGGGGGAACAACCATCTTACGGGGCTTGGCGGCGATCAACAGACCGCGCTCATCGGTCCACGCAGCGATTTGAATCACAGCGTTTTCCAAGGAGGTTTCGTTCAAGTCAACACCAGTTGTTGGGCTGTTGTAGTTCACACCACCGTTAACGAGTGGGTGACCAACGCGAGTGCTGGAACTGTTGTTACCGAACAAAGTAACGCCGTCACCGCCCAAGTATGAACCGTTGAAACCGTTGTTGATAACGGAAGCGGCTTTAACTTGCTTGGTGTAAGCCATAGCACGGGCCAAAGACTTTGTGTAGCGAGCAGACAAGCTGTCGTACAAGTTATCTTCCACAGCTTCTTCAGTGATGGAGAAACCGAGAGCGATAGTCTCGTGGTTGTAACGTGCTGTGAAGGCTTCCTGCGCATTGTCATAAGCAATGGCTTGGCCCTCGTTCTTGACTGGAGCAGAACCAAAGCCAGCCAGCTTTGTTTCTTCTTCAAAGCTACGCTCAGATTTCTCTGTTTCGTAGATTTCTTTGTGCTCTTCGCCATAACGGGCGTATTCCATACCGAACAAAGCGTTCAGGCCGGGGAGCAACTCTTTAAGTAGTTGTGCGCGTGAAATTGCCATGGTCTATATCTCCTTAGATGCCGGTGGCGTTAGAGTACGAATGGGCACCGGGATTGAACTTAACCAAGATGTCAGTGTAGGCGTCGCCCACAGTTGAGAATCCGGGAACGTTCGCAAAACCGACAACACGGAACGCATAACCAGAAGTGGTAGCGGCAGAAGAGCCAGCCACAACAGCGGTGTTTGAGTTACCAGTAGTGGTGCTACCAGTGGAAGTTGACTGAACAGCGTTCAGGTACACGTTGGCACCCAAAGCAGCTTGTGTCACTGTACCAGCGGACTGGACTTGGAACACAGCGCGGTCGTCATCAATCACGTACGCAGTAATAGCAGAACCGTTCACAGAAGCTGTGTTGGCTGGGTAGTACTGAGAATAGATTGTTTGACCTTGTGCATTCACAAAGGAGCAACCGACGAAAACGCCGATTGTGCCTGCTGGGAATGGTGTGCTGTCGTCGCCGTTTGTAGTGACGATGTTGAGGTAACCCGATGTGTTGATTCTAACAATCGAACCGTTGAAAATGTTCGTGTTGTAACCAGCAGGGTCGATTAAGAACTGACGTGTGCTACCAGCGTATGGTAGACCACCCAGCTCATTTACGGCGCGAAAGCCGTAGGGAGAAGCGGTAGATGCCATTTAAGGACTCCTAAGTTTATTTAGAACCAGAACCAAACCCACCTCCGCGCGTTGTGCTCGACTTGCGTTCGGCAAACAGCGGCATACGTGGATCGTTTTGTCGCATGAAGTTGTTGTCAACTGATTCCATCTGGTTTTGAGCCTGTTGGTTATAGTACTCATCCCGAGCACGGGCTTTTTCAGCAGACATCTTGCAGAGCATGAGGCCACCAATTTCCACGTTCCCAGTCTTTTCGTTCCCCACCATCATCAATTCCGGATGGTCTTCTGCCTTCACCGGCTCCCAACCTTCACGCATTTTGCGTGACACGTTGGTCACTTCCGCTTGGCCCATAACGTGAGTCGCTACCCAGCGATACACATACCCGGGTTCAGGCGTTGGATCAGGCAAGTTTGTCGGCGGTACGTATACAGCACGAGCAGATTTTTCGCGTGTCATCAGATCACGATTTTTGCGGTCAATAGTTTCAGCCATTTCAGTTCTCCAGTTTTGCTACTTGTGCAGCGTATTGCTGCGGGGTTAAACCTAGTTTCTTTGCCAACGCCACTTGCGTTTGCGTTAGCTTGATTTTTCCTGCGCTCGTAGAACGAGACACAGCGGCCACCACTGTTGTAGGCTTCTTTTGAACCTCACCAGACCTTGGCTTGTCGTTCGTTTGCCCAAACAAGTCAGGAAACGTAGACTTCATGCGAGCATCAATTTGCTCGAAGTATTCAGCAGAGCGGGGATCCACTCCGTTTGTGACTAGTTTTTGATGCAGCCCTAGTGCGTAGCTGGTGTATTCTTCAAACCCTTGAGCACCGAACCACTGGTTTTTTGCCTGCCAGCGCAGAGTTTTTTCGTCGGGTTCAACCTTTGCAGGTTG